GAATGGAGAAAGAAGTATGAGGATAAGGGAGTTGTAGAGATTAAGAAAGAAACTCGAACGATGCCTTAAACTGCTTAATCAGATTTACCCTAGACTAGACTAGATGGAGCGACCGAATACGTCATCTGAAGGATCTCTTTATGAGCTTGTCGCTAGAGGTCAAAAAGATGTCTTTTTTTTAAATAAAAAGGAGGATGCACTCGTTCCGTTTTCCTATACAATGGGTACGTGGCCGGCGACGATTAATGAGACTCGTCAGACACAGGCTCTAAATGCAGTGGACTTTGGCAGATCAGTCGAGTGGGAATTTGAGGTCTTCGGAGATGTTCTGAAATCGGTTGCCTTGACGGTCGAACTTCCTACGTGGCTGCCGATCTATTATGCGAATCTGAATAGGACTACGACGATTCGGGATGCAAGTGGCGTTTCGTATGGATACTGCCAAGGTGTCGGTGCATTTCTGTTTGAGTCAATACAGTTCTATCAAGATCAGCTACTTCTTCAGGAGTTTTCAGGAGACTTCTTGTATGCGTGGACACACTTACAGGGAACACTAAATCAAGAGGCTCTGGCTCTAAAAGAGTTCGGTGCTCACAATGGAACTGCTTTAGATATACAGCACAATGCAACTCCGAATACACTCTATTTGAGGCTTCCTTTGATCGGTGCATCACATCCTGACGATGGCGGGTTGCCTTTTGTTGCACTTCCGGCTCAGAAGTACAGAGTTCGTTGCAAGCTCCGTAAACTTGAAGATTTAGTTGAGAGTTCAGATTCGCAGGTTAAACCAACTCCTTGGACACGAACTGACTTGGTCTGTAGGGATGTCAATAACAATGCGTTTTCTGTAGTACCTTTATCTCGTCAGACAATTGGTAAGCCTGTTATCACACTTGAGACCATACAGCAGTATGTACGTCAAGATTTACAGAATGAATTAAAAAAGACAGAGATTCAAATTCCTTTTATAAGACCATTTGAAAATGTACTGACACTCGATCCGAATGACTATGTTTCTGTTGGAAATGGAGGGACTTCTTACGTCACCAAGCGTATCGATGGACGTCATCCATCAGAAGGTCTACTAGTATTCTTTCAGTCGCAATATGATGTCGATAGAAATCGCCTGTGGTCTCTAAAGAATCCTTTCAATCAGGGTCCTTTTTACAATTCAATGAAGCTTATTATTGCAGGTAAGGATCGCGAGACAGAATGGCCAGCAGATGTCTGGGAGAATATTTCGCCTGGAACAAAATGTGAAAAGACTTCGGGTCTAAATCTTTCTTGGCTTTCAGTTTCGTACGGTCCTTGCTTTGGCTATAGAGCACCTGAAATAAGGCAACCCTCTGGAACGATTAACTTTACGAAGGCTGATCGACCGACTCTGTATATGGATATCATTGATACACTGCCTTCTTCAGTATCGGGTCAAAAAAGGACCTATGTTCGCGCGATAACAATTGGTTGGGGTCTTTATATTGTTTCAGATGGTCGTGGATCTTTACGATTTGCTAATTAATCCTGACGGCGGCGACGACGAGCCTTGGGCTTTACTTCATCAATCTGGGCAACTGGAAGAGTTTCTGCAGTTAGATCCTGAGTAGGCTCAATCTCCTCGGTATCTACATCATCTGCTAGCTCGTTAACAACTTCCATAGGGACATTTCCCTCATCATCGGCAAGCTCACCATTTGTAGCGACATCCTGAGCGTCTTCCTGTTCCTCACACTCACATCCACCTTCCTGACATCCACCAGCTTCACACTCACCTTCCTCGCACTCACACTCCTCCTCAGCCTGCTGCTCCTCCTCAAGCTCCTCCTCCTCTTCGCCCTGCTCCTCCTCAAGCTCTTCATCCTCTTCCTCGTCATCTACAATGGCACGAAGGGCAAAGTGATCATTGATAAGTACGATACAGCGCCAGATCTGGTAGGAGACCATATACAGGCAGAATATGATATTGAGGGCTACAAATGGCTGATTGGCAAGAACGGCAACAAGCTGGAAACTCGTTAGAAGTACAAAGATCTTAGTATGAAACTTGATCATATGATGAGCCTCCTCAACATTCTTGGGAGGATCATCCTCAGTAGGGATCAGATACTCCATTGAACTCATCTTATCCTGAATGCCTGAAAAAAAGCGGCTACTTGCATTCAAATTTAGCCCCACTCAAAAAATTGAGCGTTAGCCTTGGTCTACTCGACAGTATGGCTTCTGATCCAACATACCGTTTGGAGATCGTCGTACTTCCTGAAGGTGCAGAGTTTTATCCTGCGATTGGAACAGTTGAGAATCTGTTCGCTGATAATGCAGGATATGATGTCCGGATTGTTGCTAAGCAGTCCCCAACACCTGTAGCACTACTAGCACCTCTTGGAATTAAGGCCCGAATGATCAAGCGTACCCTTCTTCCTAATGGTGATACCTTTGAGGAGGGGTCTCACTATACTCTGGAACCCCGGTCATCCATCTTCAAGACTGGATTTATGATGGCAAATAGTCGTGGAATTATTGACAAGAGTTATCGGGGTGAACTCAAGGCGCCGATTGTATCAGTAGGATCGCATCTAATGAGTGTAGATGCTGGGACTCGACTCTTTCAGATTCTTGCACCTAATCTGGGTTGGATTCGGCAGGTGGTCTACGTAGATAGCCTGGATGAGACTGAGCGCGGATCTGGCGGATTTGGAAGCACGGGTACCAAGTAGATGGACATCAGTTCCAAAGATAGTTATGGAACAAAGATACCAAGAGGACAAGCAACAACACTACTAGATTTAGTGAGTCGTGATGATCAAGACGGGCTTTTTTTTCCATTAACGACAAGTATCACTCGGTTTTATCGTGGAGAGTTGAAGCAAACCATTCCGTTTTCTTCAGTCTTGCGTGAATTCACATTTCTTGGGCCTGCTGAGCTTGGTCAGAGATTTACGTTTGAAATCAATAGTTTGGATTGTGGAGATTTACTGCAGGGTCTCTTTATTCAAGTACAAATGCCATCGTGGTTTACAGGACTTGAGCAACTGTTGATATCAAGCAATCGGTATCAGTATACGAATCCTTCAGATGTGTGGACGTATATTAATTCATTAGGAACTTCATTACTTGAAGAAGCAACTCTCGAGGTAGATGATCAGGTTCTTGAGCGCATTACAGGTGATGCGTGCGCAGTGGTCTCAGTCTTATTTCCAGAATTGAATACGCAAGTTGGAGGCGCATCTGCAGAAGGTCGTTATTCAATTGCAGATATCAAAGCTATGCCTCCAACACGTATCTTTACTACGGAAGATGGATGGATTACGCTTCCTCTTGCCTTTTCATTAATGCGTGAACGTCTTCAGGAGACTTTTCCACTTCTTGCGTGTCGTGATGGAACTATTCGGGTGAGGGTTACTCTTAAGAGATTTGATCAGATTGTACGGATTGCGTCAGGTGCAAGAGCCTCGTGTACTGATACGCCTATGAATAAGACATTTAGATTTTTTGATACAGGAATTATTGGTCGTCCAATAAGAGAAGTTATAACTGCCCAGTATCCTCCAGATTTACGGAATATCCAACTTCTAACCTATGGTGTTCTGGTAGATGGACCGTATCGTGATAGCTTGTTGCATAAGCCATTTGAGCGTGGATACAGAGAAATTCAGCAATTTGACTTTACTGAGCCGATGAAATATGTTCTAAATAAGACGGGTAGTGATACAATTACCATTCAGCTTCCGCTTGAAGCTAATTCACCTGTTGAAGAGATCCTCTGGGTCTTGAGACGAAAGGCTGCGATTACACTCAACAATGACTGGACAAACTTTAGTGCGACTCTAGAAAAAGATTATAATCCGACCTTTGCTCCACTTGTTCCTCTACTGTCGAAAGCAAAGATACAGGCAAATGGAATTGATATTATTAGCAAGGATGAAGAGTGGTTTCGGTCTCATATTAGCCGTGCACACAAAGGGGGCAAGGTATCCTATGATGCATTTGTGTATGGCTACTCATTTGCTGCTCGCCCATCAGAGCATAATCCGAGTGGTTCAATGAATGCGAGTCGTCTTAGTTCTCTACGGTTAACACTGGAAGTGAAGCCACCTGGAGGTGTAGATGATACGGAGTGGTCAGTTCACGTCTTTGTTTTTGGATTCCAGTGGCTTCGCTTTGAAAATGGAATCTGCAATAAGATGTTTATTGACTAACCTTCAACCAAGGGTACTTTAATAAATAATCGGTTATTTCGAAAATGTTCTTCAATAGCCGTTTGTGGTAGCCATACCTTCTTTTTATTAACAATTGCACAATACATACTTCTATCTTCCATATCGCTTAATTCGCCTAATATACGATTTCCAGCAGAAATTCCTCCATCAATTCCTACTGCTCTACAGGAACAATATTTGAAATCGTGTACATGTTTACTTTCGATTGTTTCTAAGCATTTCTTACAGAAGATTGCGTGTCTTGTTTGTGTATATCGTAGGCCGCCATAGACTATGGAAGGCATATACCTATCAATAAGATATATTTTTTGATTTTTACCGCTGATCTAATGCTTAATGGTCTAAAAAATTGAATATCATACACTATTTCAATCAAGTATACTAAAGATGGCAGCAGGCAACTCGGAGTTTACTGCTGATTTCTTCAATGAGTCATCCAAGGCGTGGCTCTTAAATAAGGTCAAGGTGGGAGAGCAGTACCGCTACAAGTGTGAGGGAACCTGCTTATCTGGCAAAAAGTGTAGACACAATGCTGCACAGAACAGTTCTAGGCCTATACCTTCGATTCATACGTGCAAGCAGCATATGAAGCAGGCAACGTTTTACAAGCCCTATCAGATCATAACTCGATCTAGAGCGGTTAGCCCGGCCGTCTAAATCCTGTGCGGCAAGTAAGGAGAAATGGTCGCGAGCCTATTGAAAGTGATTTCTACAGGCATTCAGGATGAACGGCTTCAACCGCCAAAGGATCAGCCAAGTTTAGACTCTTTTCAGACGGTCTTTATCAAGGCGGGGCGTTATGGAACACAGTGGGTTAAGATAGATTTTGACACATTGCCAAACTTTGGAACGACTGCAGTTGCGCGACTTCCAGTTTATGGCGAGTTGGTTGCTAGAGTCTACTTGGTGACTCAGATGCCAGATATTTCAACACCACAGCTGACGGCAAAGGCTGCAGCAGTCAGAGCAGGTAGAGCGTTTGCAGGACCTTACTTTAGCTGGACGAATAGTCTGGGGCACGCACTTATCAACGAAGCAAGTCTTTTTATTGGTGGCTCATTGATTGATGCAATTCCAGGGAATCTGATGGAAGTCTTAGACGAGTTTCAGACGCCGCTCGAAAAAACAGTAGAGGCAAACAGACAGCTTTGCCGAGCAGATAATGGATTTAATCAGCAAAGTTTCGGTGTTAATACAGTATCTCAGAAAGTGGTGACGCCGTTGCCTTTCTGGTTTACGAAAGATGATCCTGCATTAGCCTTGCCGATTGATGCATTGAACGTAGATGAAGTTCGAATCAATATCTCGTACAACCCAGTCTCGGCACTCTATTATACAAATTCTCGCATTCAGAATCTGAATTCAACCTATAATAATACTGTTATCCCTGCGATCGTTACAAATGGTGTTAATCCTCAGGCAAATACAGCAATTGCAGGAGGAAATCTGTGGCCTCTTGAAGCTGCTAAATTCTATGAGGCCAATCCGAGTGGCTACTTACTCAATGGACTTGATCCGTTAAGCAACAATCCACCTCTCGTTTCCGAAATTCCTGGCATCTCGATACCATCTCCGTTAAGCATAACCGATGCATACTTACTCGTCGAGTACGTCTATTTGGATAAGCCTGAGGCAAACCGATTCCGTATTGCTGACATTCAGACACCGATTGTGCAGCATTATGCCTTTGATCCTGCTGATAATCAATCTAATACGTTCTTGAGAACCTATTTATTTGTTCCGAATCCTACACGAGATCTCTTTTTTTACTGCAATCGCTATGAAGCACCATCCTACAATGCACCCTTTTTGGCAACACGCGATCTGAGTAATTCACTGTTTCCGAATGGGCCTTGGTGGCCTGATGCGAGCGGTTTGGGTGAGAGATTCTATGGATCTTCTGTGAGATCTGGATTTTCAACGAGAGATTCAGAGCCAATTCGGTGGCTAGCACTAACCTATGAGGAAACGTTGACAAGATATAGTACTGAAAATGTAGCACTCTTTCGATCTATGATACCTGCCATTGAGCAGCGAAAGGCGCCGTGGGTCAATCGCTATTATTATCATTTGCCATTTAGCTTGCAGAGTGGAATACGCCCGATTTCATTACCTGCAGGCGAGGCGAATCTGGACAAGATTCAGCACGCTCAGCTAAGTCTAGGCTTTCACGGTCAGACACAGAATATCAATGATGACTTTACGAATCGCTTTATAACGTATATCTTTGCCCAGACATACAATATATTGCGTATTTACGGAGGTCGTGCAACTACACTTTTCGCATATTAATCCAAATAAAATTGAAGTATTTATACAGTGTCAGTACAGCATACTCAATCCAAAATGTCTGAGACGATTATTCGTGCAGAGACTTTGGAGCGCCTCTTTCTGCGAGAGATCAAGTCGCGCCCTGGCTACAAGCAGAGCGATTTAGCAATCTACAAGACACTGAAGCCAGACTGGAACGAGCTTTGTGGCAATGATCTTAAGTACTGGGCTAATCTTGCGATTAAGACTTACAATCTCAAGGTGCAACACGGTGATATTCTCTGGTGGCTCGAGGAACACGCATACAGGAATACAGGTCTTCTCTTCTGGCACGAGGATCAGGGTGTGGTGTTTCCTTATACTGAGATCGATGATTATGGATCGGTTCCTCCTTGCTTTCGTGTGGGGTCTGAGTTTCTTCCTGAGTTCTGGTTTCCTAGTAATTACGAATACAAGGTAGATCATAACTCGATTGTATTTCTGGAGGATTCTCTTATTCAAGAGATTAAGGATAAACTGCAGGAGTCAAAGAAGGGTAAACTCTGGACATGTAAGATTGAGATTCAGGGTAAGACATACAAGGTTTCAGTCCAAGATAAGGATAGGATTAATGAGTTCTTTACATATGACAACGGATGCTTCTACCAGGACTGGTAAACTCAATTAAAAAAAAGTGAACAAAAATTGAACGGTTTTACCCCTAGTTTTTAAGTATACCCAGAATGTCGTCTACTTATTCTCCTTGCTCGCTTGAACTTGTTATGATTAAGGATACTAAGAACAAGAAGGAGGATGACAGTGTTAAGGTTCGCTTGAATCTTGACCTAAATGAGTATGAGATTACGCTGCGCGACCAGAATGCCGGCAGCGAGATTGCTCATCGTATTGAGATGTCCACAAAGGAGAAGGTGATGGACTATCTCTATCTCGTTCTCAAGAGCATTTGCCTAGATGAGGATGGATATGAGAATATCCAGGTCAATACTCCGCTGATGCCGCGTGTCTTCTTCTCAGTTAAGTCGCTCAAGGATCTCTATTACCGCGATCACGTTCACGAAATTCTTCGTACAGGCCTTGATCTACTGGAGGATACTATCCGTCTTCCTCCGAAGGTATCTGCTGACTCCTATATGACTCCTCAGCGCTCGGCCAGTGCAGTGGTTGCAGCGCCAGCACCGCCTGCAGGTCCGCGCCGCTCGACTCGCCTTTCCAACACGGAAATGGATGAGACTAATGATCAGAATGATCGGTACTTCAGTCATATGATCAACAACCAGCGACACGGCTTCTTTGATCACAATGCGTAGAGATTCTCCAAACTACAAAAAATTAAAAAATCATTCATCTTTTTTACTGGTCTCACTATTACCATCGTGTGCTCCTAATAGTGTTATTCCTGCAAGTGAAAGAGCAAGGCCTATACATTGCATTGTATTCAGAGATTCACCAAAGAAATAGACACCAATGAGAGAAACAAGAATATCACTTGTAACATCCCAAAGAACATTTAGAACAGTCATTGAACCGAAGCTTAAGCCAATGTAGAACATTATAGATTGAAATCCATATACAATAAAGGCAAAAGGAAAAACCCAAATTCCTTCTAGCATTCCAATTTTTTTTGATTTGAGTAATGTAAATACAATTGCATCAATCACCGACATATAGAGAGCAAATCCGTATTTAACTAAATTCATTTTCTGTCTAAAGACTAATAAGATAAAAAAGGAATAGAAAAACCGGTATGTTAATTCCCTTTTCGAATTGCTGTGTTGCAATGTTACATTATGGAAAGATTCCTAGGGGTATTCTTCACATTGGTGCTCACGAGTGTGAGGAGCTAGAGGCATACGAAAACGAAGGTATTGAGAGATCAAAGGTATATTGGGTGGATGCAATTCAGGAGAAGGTTGATCAGATGAATACAAAGGGTATTCCAAATGTAGTCTGTGCTGCTCTAGATAAGGAGGAAAAGGAAGTGGAGTTTCATATTACGAACAATGGACAGTCATCTAGTCTTCTGCCTCTCGGCACTCACAAATCACATTACCCTCATATTTACGTAAGTGAAAACAGGAAGGTAATGACACAAACAGGTAGGAATTATATTGAGAAAAATCAAGTTCCGATTCAGGAGTGTAATTTTTGGAACCTTGATATACAGGGAAAGGAATTGGATGTTTTGAAGAGTATGGGGGAATATATTAATTATGCAGATGCGATCTATACGGAAGTTAACACGGCACAGGTGTATCAGGGATGCAGTGAGTTATCTGAGGTGGACTTATTTTTACAAAATCACGGACTAAGTCGAGTTCAGATATCGATGACGGGTGCAAATTGGGGTGATGCACTTTATATCCGCGAGAATTAGATCTGAGTATTGTAGAACGTAAATAAAATGGTAGCCGTAATGCACTAAGAATGGAACATAGACTATAAATTCTATTTTCCATTTTAAACGTTATTTCTTACTATCTACTAGTATTTAGACGCAAAAATTGATCGCAATCAAAGCCTTTCAAAAAGTATGATAACGTACAATGCCTTCCAAGAATTTAAAAGACAAATACCTTCCTATAATTTCATCAAAGTGGGTAAACAATGAAAGTTATGATTCCTTAATGTCTGTAATTTGGCAATACGTGGATGAAGTTCTTGAGAGTAAGGATCTTATTCCCAATAAGAATCCTCACTTTGGACTAAAGCTTGCAAATGATTTTGAGCAGGAAGTCTATGATTATCTTTACTTGCTTAAGAAGGGTAATTGGACTAGAAGGCGAGCTGCAGATGAGAACTATAAACTGCATTGGTTAGAGTATGAGGTGCAGTTTCTAGCATTCTATGAGGTTCGTAAGAGACTCTATGGCCTCATCGATCTTTGGATTACAGAGGAATTTGAGAATAAAAAGGTGCTCAAGAAAGACGGACTTGCAGGCCTTGCTCACGATGGTCAGAATGTCCACACACAGGCCGTTGTAAATCAGACAAATGATGGCATTACAATTATTCGCAAAACACTTATCCCAAAGGGTCAGAAGACTCTAGATGAGATCTTTAATGCCTGGATAAGTCAATTTCCTGAGTGCATTGAGCTTATTTCACCAGTCTTTGAAGATATGCAAAAGTGGGGTAATTGCCGATCGGTTATTAAGAAGGGAGACTTTGAGTATCAAAAGACTTTACGAGGAATCTGGGCAAAGATCAAGACGTATGAGGGACACATTCGTCTTGAGCTTACAAAGCGACTATGGGAGGAGTGTTATGAGTCTGTTGGAATGTGCGCACAGGGCCATCTGAGCCGTCTGGCCAATGTACTCGTTGGATTTGATGAGACGATTAAGCCACCGTCATCGACCAAACAGTACTTTCAGGAGAAGATTGCGAGCTTGTCCATTAAGAATTTACCAACTGAAGAAAAAATCAGGCTTGCAACGGAATTGATGGATGAGGTTGAGTTGCCGCAGGATGAGAGGGCGCCTTGGCTTGAGGCGTTCTGAGATTCTACAGAATCTTAGATGCGAGATGATCAACCTTTTCGTGTAGTTTAACTACAAGAGCAAGTGTCATTAGGATAACATCTCTATCATTATCAAGATTAGTATTAACTTGTTTTTTCTGAGAAATCTTTTTCTCCTTTTGACCATCTACCAATTCTCTCTTTTGTATAGCAGCAATGATTGAGTCTTTGTCAAGTCC